CCTTCTATTTTGGCCAGGCCTGGTTGAATAATCATGCTCGTTTCTCCACAAACTTTTCTTTTGTGTTTGGATCAAAAATCCTTACAAATCCTTCAACCGAAATACTTCCTGTTTCATTGGGCCGTTTAGGTGCAGTTTTAAGTTCTAGTACGGGTTGTGTTGGCGTTTTATTTTCAGTCATGATATATTTACCTAGATCAAAGTCCACGTAGGAATCTTGCGGCTTTTGTTTGTGTTTCCTGCAATGGTACGCCATTACTCGGAGTACCTGATCCAGGTGCATACCAAGTTACTCCTCTGCGTACTAAAATAGTTACTTCTGATCCATTTGCAGGTGCAGTAACAAATGTTACCGTAACAGGGTTATCGTTTGTGATAGTATACCCAGATGTTTGCAATGATCCACCAACATATACTTCTACTGTTTGATTTCTGATATCGCTAGGTTCTTGAGATGTGTCAATGTCATTGGCCACAAATATTGTTGTTGACCCGTCGCCCAAAGAGTTATTGGCAACTATATAATTTTGGTAGTCCACTGGTAGTAGATTTCCAGGACCTATGTTATATACTGTGTCACCCACAGCATGCGGTGCAGCGGCCGTTCCTGCAGTACCCCTTAGCAAACTGCTAACAGTATTGTCAGTGGTGTTTCTAATACGATACATAATACGTTCGCCGCCAATGGTCAGTGCTCCCCATATATTATCTGCTAAATTTGGTTCAATAAGTGCATTTGCATTGGCCACATAAATTATGTCATCTGTAGCGGACACTGATTGTGTCACTGTTGTGGTTGTACTAGCAGTTATCCTATATGTAGCTTGTACTCCGCGCATGTCTTGGAATATCCGAAAAGCCATTGCTTCTGGTACAACATATTGTGTAAAACTTGTTATTGCTACAACGTCAATTGTACTTATTACTGGTCCTGTTAGTGTAATGGTACTACCTTTTACGGAATACCCATCACCATTGAACAACCAATGGCCATTGACAGTAATCAAAATGCGCTCTGGATTTAATATAGGAAATCCTACATCAAATGTATTTGTTTGTACAGGTACAGATGTGCCGTAATCAAAAGATCCTGATTCAAAATTTGTTGTTCCAGAATCAAACAATGTTGTATCAAATCCTTCACCAACATATACTCCGCTTGAAGTTGGTCCAACAAATACTTGTGTCAACAATTGTTGTTCACGTGTATCGTTCCAGGTAATAATTTCAATGATGTCTCCAACTTGCGGACTTAGACCAGCAGCAGGATTGAATGTTAGTTGATCGCCTGATATTGAATATTGTGCAGCAGTGCTGACAGAAATCAATATTGTTGATCCTGTTGCAGCAGCAGTAGTCAAAGTTATTGTACGCGGTGTTGCGCTAACGTATGCATTAACCACATAGTCAACATTTAAAGTCAAACTTTGACTGTTTACATATACTGTAACATCTGAATCAGAAATTATACTTTGGTTATATCCGCCATTGTCTGGCAATGCGTAAACGGTTTGAGAACCATTACTAATATAACTTATTCCTTCAGCAGGGCGAGCACGAACACCATTTCTGGTTATTATGATATTAGCAGGATTCGTTCCTTGCAGACTATTTGTTAGTGTGTAGGTCAGCACAGTCGAATCAGTGATTGTGATAGTTTGAAACACTGGCAGACTCCAACTATATGTTGGGCCTGTTGCTGCATAACCAAGACAGGTTAAATTAATTCTGTCTGTTGAGCCAAATGAATATGCAAAATTTATTTGTGTTTTATTTTCAGAGTAAGTTGCATAAGTGTAGTCAACTCCTTCGACCAGTGGGCCATACTCACCATCATAGATAACAAATCCGCTGATGGCACTGATAGGGAAAGGTATGATTATGATATTGCCAATATCAGAGCCGACATAGGTATTGCTCAATAGTTGATTTCCACCTCCTGTGGCAACAACTGCAATTTGGATAATATCACCTGCGTTAGCACCTTGCGTTAACGTATAATTATAGTTGACCCAATCATATGCACTTGGCTCAACTCCTAGACCAGTGGTAATATTCCATGTCAATACGACCATTGGGAATGGTAACAAATCTCCAAAGTATGCCACAGGATTTGCTGGATCGTAAACATAACGCTTTCCGATAAAAGGAAAACCAAACCCTTGACCAAGCCAATCTGCTCCAGGAGTTGTATAAACTCTGAAATCTAGTGTATCAAATTCAGCACCAGGAACTAGTTCTTCTGGAGCATGACTGCTATAAGGACTTATATAGGCACCACCTGCGACATTTATATCAGTGGGTCGTGTTCCAAGATACAAATCCAGATACAAACTGCTGTATTGAACGTCTAAGATTCCAGGATCGTATGTGATAAATCCCGCTGGGCTAATAAAATAGTTATCCCAGGGATTGATATCAAAATTGCCAACATCAAATCCTGTGTTTTGTTTGTAACTGGGTGCAGTGACTTGAACGCCAGGATAGTCAATTCCGTTGATTAATAAAGGTAAACTTAATCCAGGCTGATTTTCTGTGGGAGTATAAAATCCCATGGTACGGTTTACACCACTTAACGAATCTGCGCTGACTAATGTCCATTCACTCGGCAAGAACTGTGTAGAAGATTGTGTAGCTTTGGCACTCCATACTACATTAAGATACCGTACTTGTGTACCTTGTGTGTAGACTACGTTAGATTGCCATTCTACTATGTTACTCTGATATTCATATCTATCATATTTGATCACCGTGCGTATTGATCTAATAAGACCATTGCCCATTTGTGCAATAGCAATTGCTCCAGATCCAGATGTAGAAGTAAAAGTTATTGTTGCAGTGGTACTATACCCTTGACCTGGAGTTATAATGTTTATAGCAGTGATTACTCCTGATCCGTTTACTGTTGCAGTCATTGTGGCTGGTATAATACACGTGCCAGAAACAGTTACTGTGGGAGGATTGTTATAATCATATCCAGAGCCTCCGTTGACAACGACCACATCTTGAATTTCTAACAAGTAATTGTTGTACCATTGATTCCAAGGAAACTTCAACCAAATTGCAGCATTGGCTGCAGCATCACTGTTGAAATTTTCCACGGTGCTAAGTGAACTAGTATATGGAGTTAGTACTGGGCTAACAAACTGCGGAATTTCTAAATCAGTGTCCCAATAAGCCGGAACATCATAATCTGTCAGTGAGCCGTCATATACATCCATGCCGTTGTAGATAAGATTAAAATTTAGTATTTGAGTATGGTAAGGTTTTACTTCTTGAATATAATCTTCAACAAAAGTTTGATTATCAGGCTGGTATAACTGATATGGTAGTAGTGCTCTTATTTTGTGATCTACATCAATGTAACTGGTTTTTATCAACCATTCTGGTGAAGTGAATTCACTGTAGATAAAATTAAACATCAAAATCAGTGATTGATTGCGCTCTAATAACAAATCGTCTACATAAATTTCTTCATTTAATGCACGAATGATCTGGCGAGTTTCAATCACAGGTTCCTGATCAAAATATTGTGCATCAAAGACTTCAGCATCAAATCCATATGGGCCTAGTGCATAATTCCATAGCACTGAGTCAAATGCAATAGTTCCATCTTGAAGAGCCACACGAGTCCAACCAGTGGCTGTTCTTTGATAGATTTCAAATTTACCTTGACTGTTTGCAGTGACTTTTACGCTGCTACCAATGGGTGCAGTTGCCAGTGTTAGTGTGCTGAGATCTGCGTAATTGGCCACAGTGGCCACTATCTGTGTGGAACTGTTGTATCCTGGCAGGTACCAGGTAATGTACGTCCAGTACAATGGGGTATCATAATTTTGTATGCGTACAAGATCAAGCACTCGCTGGCCAGGTAGGCCGCCTTGTGCAACTTGGTAAATTGTCCAACGACCGCTTTGACTTGAATCTGAATCAACCAAATACAAATAGCCCAATGGAACTTGTGCAAGATTTTGATACCCCAGTACTTCTAAATTAGGTACTTCAAAATTCCATGCTCCTGTATTGGGTGCTGGTTTTGATTCTGAACTGTTGAGTAAATTAAAACTACGAGTTTCACTGATAGGATACTGTGCCAGCACATTATTTGCTCGTGTCAAATAATTTTGCAATGCCACAAATCTATTAGCAAACATGCTTTGACGTGGTCTGAATTGAACTCCGTACTGTTGTCCAGGACTTAACATGGGATCTGGTACAAGATTACCCAGCGTATCTACTCCGCAAAAACTGTCTAGTAATTTGCGATACAAATTGGCATTTAAAAAACTATCTGGGCGACCGTCGGCAATAAAAGCATACTCAACGTGCACATCAGCCGTAGTTGCTTGCCGATCATATCCAACATGTAATATAGTATCTTGAGCTGACAATAAACTGTTGGCATTATAAATGGCAATAGTACTGGCATTTAATCCAGCTATATACGGAATACCACTGCCAATGGGGTTTGAAATATAACCAGCAATACCTGTGGTACTCAGAGTTTTTCCTACTGCGGTGTTTATTGTAGATATTCCTCTTACCCAGAAGTAATAATTTGTGACAAAAATTCCGTTTACATCCACAGTGGTTGCCACAGTGTAGCTGATTGTGCTGAGTGGAGTACCTTGACCTGTGTAATTTGCAGGCGCCACTGAACTTTCTATCCACTGATAAATGTCTACATTACTACCTGGAAATAATTGTGCCCAACGTTTACTAGCATACACAATGTCATCTTGGTTGGGATTGATAAATCTCACACGGTTGGTATCCCACCAAATTTCTCCCACATGGGCAGCGCCCCAACTGGTTCCTACATTGTGCACTGAACCTTGATTGTAGTTTGCAGGATCTACTGCACCAATGTAATCTATGTTTTGCCTTGCAGCGCCTAGTATCTTTCCCTGGAGTGGGTCAATAAAATCATAATATGTTTGTGTACTGTTCAACAATTTATCGTAGCTGTAAACAGAATCCAACAAGTTTGTATCTACCACTGGTTGCTGATAGTATTTTACTTCCCAAGCAAGTGCTCCTGTGGGATTGTCAAACACATAAGCTTCACCATAATTTGTTGTGCCGTTGCCTAAATCGCTGCCAGGTGCTCCTACTAATAATCTCCCTCCGACGTAGTTTACTGCTGTTCCAAATTGATCACCAGTCAATAATCCACTGTTATATATTTGTTGTCCAAATATAAAAGCTCCTGGGTTCATCAATGAAACTGATGAGCTAGGCAAATAATCGTAGGTGTATGTTACACCACTGTTTGCAATAGCATCAAAAAATGTTGTGCTTCTCTCATCAAAATAAGTGGTGCCACTGTCAAATGTCATTTGTTCATAGACATTGCCGTTTGGAGCACCAACCACAAGATTTATGGCTCCAGAGTTTACGCTGATACTGGTTCCAAAATATGCATAATCAGTAGGGCTTGGACTTAGTATATCTTGCGTCCAAACATAAGTGGTAAATCCAATTGCATCAAATGCACTGTTTACTAGTCCCGGCAATACACTGAGTTTGTTAAATGGTGATGCAGATGTGGCATTTATCACAGACACAGTCATTCTGCCAGATATAACACTAATTGCAGATTTTGATGCAGGTGCAGTTGTAAACAATATTTGTTGAGTATTGTTGTTATATGTGTAATCAACTCCTGAAGTTTGTAACACAGAATTTACATACACCACTGTGGTATAAGAGTCTGCAGCAGAATACACAGATCCTACATTGTACACTTGAGTAGTACCGTCTCCAACAAATAACACATCAGGAGTAATCGACGCCACTGCGTTTGGAACATTGGCAGCATTGATTGCTGCAACCAACCCTGCTATGTTGTTGTTAGGAATGGATGGTACAGCAATTTCAAACCCATTGATTCTAATAGTGTGACCAGCAGTCAGTGGAGGATTGGCAATGGTTGAAGTTGTGACACCATAAATTCTACTTTGATTTACTAGTCTTTCAACCATGCCTGATTCAGGAGGGCCAGCCTGACTACTTGTTGGGGCGCCAATATACACACTGCAATCATTGGGGCATATAACCACTGCTGATCCAAAAGCTGATGCAGTAGTAGGTGTTTTAGCAATAATTTTTTCGATCAAGTTAAATTGATTGGTTTCAATTGTAAGCGTATCTCCGATAGTTAATACAACATCAGAGCTTAGTACAATATTGCTTCCACTTATAGTATACTGGCCGTTGATATATTGAGCAGTATTTGTCAAATACGCATTGTTCAACAACACTGCAACAGGTGCAGTAACTGACCCTGGAATTGCATAGGTGTTTTGCGTTGTGCTGGTTATTTGATAATTTATCAAACTACGATCGTATGCATATACTGCTCCAGCATCTGACACTGTGCCAGCGGTGTCATTGATTGTGCCGATTATTAATTGGCGACCGTCGGTAGATGTAGTTATACTAGAACCAAATACTGCATCCATGCCAAGATCACTGCCGGTGATTGAGTCAACGTATTGCCAGTATGTGCTAGCAGTTACTTCAATGATTGCACCTGCATCTGGAATAACAACAAATGTCAATGCCCCAGCAGTAAATGTGTAGTCAATGTACGGTCTTTGTAATACTCCGTCTACAATGACTGTAAACGAATATATGTCAGTAATAGTATAAAAATATGTAGCTAATGCAAAATTATTATTTGTACTAATTCCGGTACCAGAAGAAGTAAATTCAGTTATTGCTCCCAAATTTACTCCGGTCACTGTTATGACCAAATTATTTGCACTTGATCCATCAGGGCAAACCTGTGTATAACTTATGGTCAAAGTATTGCCAACTGCATATCCAGTACCACCATTGGTTAGTGCAGTATTATAAACTCCACGAGTATTAACTACAGTAAATTTAGCTCCGCTACCAGATCCTGTGGTTGAATTTTGTTGCACATTAACATAAGTTTGAGTATCAAGTTGTGCATTTTGTCGACGGGCAATAGTTAAAGATAGTCCTGAAAAAGGAGCAGTATAAAATTGTATTACATTTGAATTAATATAATAATCAACTCCGTATTTAAGAACTGCATTATTGAGACTAACTCCAATTTGATTCGGGTGTGACGGATCTATTAAAATAGAGTCAGACCAATTAAATGCAGTCTGTGTGCCGTTGGTTGTATAAGTCACTGATTGGAACGGAATATCAACTCTGCTATAAGCGTAAACTGTGTTGGCGCCAGGTGCGCTGATATATATCCAATGCTCGTTTTGACTTATTGCAGTCACTGCGCCAAAATTTATAGCACTGAAATTTTGATCTGGTGCTACCAATAATTGGGTTTGCAGATAATCGTTAGTTCCAGGAACTTGATACAGTACTGTTGCATATCCAGCATTACTGTTACTGGCACTGGCACCTGCAACGGCCCAATTTTTGCTTCCAAACATTACACTATTTCCGTACCCTGCGGTATCGGTAGCAGAAAGTGATAGTATAATATTGTTTACATAAGGTACTGTATTAGATTTACGATATGTATAAATTAGTCCCGAACCTGAATTTGCGTTTGGACTACCTACTAGAACACTGTAATGATCTATAGTTTGACTTATACTTGTACCAAATAATGAATTATCAAATAATTCATAAGGTTTTAATAAATCAGTTGTAGAAAATGGTGCAGTTTTTTCTAGTACTTCCCAGTGTCCGTTGCCATCATTGTCAACCCAGGCAGTAGCACCCGGAACAAGTGCCTTGGCATAAGGAAGATTAATAATGTTGCTGGCTTGACTTACTCGCATACTTTCTAAATAAAATACAAGTCCAGTACCAATAATTTGACTTTGATTGGTATTAGTAAACGCAAATGCAATAACAACAGTAGTAGACGATGGTACGCTTAAAACACGGTATACACCGTTTACTGCATCATTAAAATATTTTATAATAATTGTATTACCAATGGCTAGTCCGTGTGTTTTATTAAACTGAACTACACTGGTTGCATTTAAATTATTACTGAGTACATTCATCTGTCCCGGAACTTGTACACATCGATATATGCCCCAGTCGTAACTGTTAATTTGTGCTACCCATATAACAGTACCATCTCCAATGGTATTAATGTTAGCATCAATGTTTGCTGGATTGTTCAGATTGAATACTGTTATATCTACATCATTTATATTCACATAACCAGCCGACGGCAGTGCAGTGTCAAGATTTGTGTTATACGTAGTGGGTAGTATATCTGTTGTGGGTATTGCATAGCTTTCGCTCCACAAATTACTCAAATAAATTGTTTGATCAGCTTGACTTGTTTCGCCTGGTTGAATAATTTGTACGGTGCTAGGATTGCTAGTCAATAATGCTTGATTAAGATTTATTTCAAACCAACTGCGATTGGCATTGGCTCCGTAGGTGCCAACTAGTATTCCCCAATTTTCATAAATGTTATAATCACCAGTTTCTCTGCCTAAGTTTGCTCGAGTAAACAGTTCAGCACTAAGATTAGTACCTTTGCTGCCAATAAATCCTTGATATATTTGAATTTGACTTACGTCATCAAGATTCAAATCAACCATGTACTGTCTTGGTCTGAATCCAGTAAGTCCAAATGCCAATAAATCATTGTCGCTGGCCAAATTGGCATCATAAATGTTATAACTATTGGCTTGTTGATCGGCTTTGTTGGGAATGTTAGGTAACAATCCTTGATCAATCATGGCATAATTACTTTTAACCCAATTTGCATAATCAAATGTTTGGCTGGGTTGTATAATATTCAGTGCGCTCCAGTAATTATTTTTGTAAATTACTATTTCACCTTTGGTGTATTTTACATTAGGTTGCCACTGAATAACATTATTTTGATTTAAAATAAAACCTTGTGCATTTAGTGTGCCGTCCCAGTCACTGCTGATGCTGGATTTCCATGCCACACGATTTTGCCGTTCAGCAGTTATAGGATCATAAATCAAATCATTGAAAATACTCACATTATCTAGTACTGCCATATTTTCATAATTGGTGAATTTTAAATCCAAATAAGAAATAGTTTGATTAGTAGCAGACGATATACTAAATGTATCACCATCACGAACAATAATCAAATTGTTTGATTTGATACTTTGTTTATTTTGATCAGTTAATTGATTTTCAGGAGTCAAGCTTGTGACTGCAGCTACAACTGCTCCGGGCTGATACACTGAAATTTTGCTACCGCCAGGATTCAAATTGATAATAGTGCCGGGTGCCCAGCCTTGTTGACTCCAGTACAGGAATTCCTGAGCCATTTGTGGCCAGTTAAGCACATAACCATTTTGTATGCCGTCAAATACCATGCCTTGACTGGTTAAAAATACTCCGTAACTCAGGATAAAATCTACAACAATGGCAGCATTAGAAAAATTATATCCATAAGGAACATTAACAATATTATTTGTGTATTTTGCAGGTACTGTTACAGTTATTCCGCCTGCACTAACAGTTTGTGTTATATTGTTGGTTGAACTTACAAGAGTAGGAAAGTATGGTTGTACGTTACTATATCCATATACACTGAATCCTGATTCTAATTGTTGAACAATTATCGAACTGTAAACAACTTCTTTAAAAGGTTGATTGGCGTACAATAATAAATTCCAACTTTCAGGAGGTAGTAACAAACTGGCATTTTGACTTTCAGGGCTAGATTTTTCTAAATAAATGCTGGCGTATTTCTTGTCTGTAAATCCAGCCATTCTATAGCAAAGTCTTACATCAAGATTAGCCAGATCTTGTGTCAATGCAGAAGAAGAATTAACACCAAGTTGTTGATTATAATCTATTATCCAATTAATATAACTGGCTTTGCTTGAGCCGTTGCCGTATACTTGTACTTCGTTGGCATTTATTCTGTAGCGATTGTTGTAGAGATATTGATCAAATTCTGCGTTATAACGATATAAATCTCTGTCAACAAACAGGCTAAAGAATTCAGCTGGTCGTGTCAGTGCCAACAATCGCATGACTGCAAAAGGATAACTTGAGCTAGACCACCAAGCAGCTTCTGTGGGACCGCCATCGCCAACTACCCAGCTTTTACGCCAAGAATTAGGATCGTATTGGCCAACTACACTGTCTAACGGACTTAGCAATGCACCTTGAGAGTCCACCGGAATTACTGTGGTTAATCCAGGGCGTGCATATTTTGTATTAATATAAGGAGCCACAGGGTCTGCAATATACCCAGCTTCAAGGTCTCCCCATAATACCAAGTTATCACTGGTATAAGGAACAGGACCATAACGTGAAGTCCACCATGTGGGTTGTTCAGTGAATCCTAGCATTTCCCATGGTGTTAAATTAGGACTTGTAGTATCGTAAAAATATCTATAAATTCCTCGCCATGCACCTAACAATGGTTCTTCGTTGATTTTATTGCCAGCAACACTGTAGTTGTAGGTAAAAGAATTTGACGCAATATAATTTTGTGTTTTGTAATCTACTTTATTTTGCCCAACCCAACTTAAAAAACTCTCTCCAAGTATTTGTGTAATCTGTGCTTGTGTGTAGTCAGTTGTTCTAAAGAATCCAGGGATAACATCATCAGCAGTTAATGGAACAGGATTTCCGTCATTTTTAAGATTATCGTAAATTCTCTTTTCAAATTCTAATAGAATTTCATCTCTGAAATCACCAAAACTTAAAGTTATACTACCGTCGTGTCCTTGTATAACCAACGTTGGATTTAAGTAATTTGTATCATAAAAGATTTCTGGTTTGAATTTAGGATATAGTCCTAACTTAGTTGGAGTGTTGGGCACGTAGTTGCCAATGGTACTACTATATTCGTTGATAGTAACAATATCTCCAACGTTCAACGGCACAGTTATAGTTAGTACTGGACTGTCAGGTGAAACTGTATAATCGTAGTTGCGGACTAGTAATACATCGTTGAGATATACCAATAACCCTAGATAGTTAGATTCGGTAAAATTATAAGTTTGAACAGTGTTAAACACTGATGTTGTTATTTGAGATACAGTTGTAGAATTTGAAACAAAAGTACTACCAGTTGGCAACATGTCTGACCAATAAAAAGGACTCAGACTGGTTTTTCCGACGGTAATTTGTGCAATTGTAGAATCTAAAATTTCTGGAATAGTCATTGTGCCATAATCATTGCTGATCACTGTGCTTAATAATAAAGATTTAAATTTAATATATTCTCTGCTGTTAAAATCTAAGCTTGCAAATATATTGTAATTAGGATCTCGCATAAAATAACCAGCCAAAGTCATAGGAGAACTTTGTTGCAAAATCTGCAGACCATATGGAATTATGTTACCAAGATCTCTAGTGTTGTTGGCACCAATTACTGGGCCTTGCAAAGGAATTAAATTTTGTGCTATAGTACTATAGTGATTACGAATAGTACCTAATGTAAATTGTTTGCTATTTCCGTTGAGAGGATTATTTTCCAAATTAATAGGCACTTGGAAAAATCCTTGATTACTAACTTGATCGCTAAGAACTTGTATTTCGATTAAGTCTCCGGGTACGTATGCCGTTAACCAGGTAATAGTAGTTGTGTTAGCTGTTGTAGAAACCCTATAGTGATAAGATTCTTGGAACGTGGCATTTACAAATACTTGTACAGCAGGAACAACATTGTTGGTACTAACTGCAATATCTAGCTGCGCAGGTGACCCATCGTACACAAATTGAAACTGTTGTCTAATCTGACTTTGTGTAACAGCTGTTTGCCAACCAATTTCTCTTTGATATGTAAGTCTAGAACTGTATTGTCTTACAAATCCAGAACTCAATGGAACTGTTTGTCCAGCACTGTTTATAGTGTAGTTAAAAGAATCTGCATATAAATTATTGTCAAAAACAATATCGCCAATATTAGATAAACTCAAATAAGTCAGTGGAAATCCCAAATACAGATCTAACGGGCCTGACCCCACTGCATAGCTAAACAACGAACTACCATGAAAATTTGTACTAGGGTATGTAATAGAATCACCAAAACTAACTCCATTGGCATCATATATGTTAAACTGTGGAGGCTGATTTACATTTAATTTTTGTTGTTCAATTATCCAATTTAATCCATCAAAGCTAAAACTTTGTCCCTGTAATGTATTACCGTTTAAACAAAGCACAGTTTGATCAACCAATGCTGGACTATCATCTGTGGCTGTCAATGCAATTATTGGCTCTGCAATCAATGGTGGAACTGTGTCTGGGGTAATAAAATTAACCTGATAGACTGTGCGTCGTACCACTGGGTCTAAATCAGCAGCAAATACGACCCTGTTACCTTGAGCAAGTTGGTATCCGTCGGTGTTAAACCCTATGCTGCCGTTTACTGTTCTAAGTGCGTCTGTTTGTGTAAAATCAATTATACTAACTGGAGTTTTTCCTTCTGTACCAAAATTGAATAGTCGTGTGCCAGCACGGAATTCTAATATGGGTCGTCGTGCACGGAATTGATTGTCTAATACTGGAACTGTGTTATTATAAGCGGCCGCAGCCAAAATAACATCTAGATGAGTCCAACGATTACTGCGAGTCCAAGGATTCAAATCTCCACTGGCACGATTAATAGTAAGATAATCTGGAACTATAGGAGTGCCAGATGGATAAGAACTACTAACATCTGCATGTTCTTGTACAATATACGGTTCTGGTGTAACAAAATTTGTTGTTGGTAGTAGTTGAATTGCAGAACCTACTCCTTCAACCCAGTACGAATTATTTTCATAACTGGTAGGCAAAGTAGATCCTCTAAAAGTTACTATCATGCCATTGGTAAATGTTACTCCATTAGGACTGGTGTAATTTTTTTGTCCAATGATTGTAGAAATATCCAATGTGGATGCAGAAGTTTGATCAATGAGTCTAATAGTCCCAAAGATATTCGGGTCTGTTCCGTCTTGGTACCAAAGCACGCTACGTGCGGCAGTCAGCAAAGGTATTTGTTCAAAGTAGCCGTTGGCATCTTTGTACCACTGTGTACTTGCCCACTGATTGCCAAACAACACAGTAAATTTGTCTAGGTCTAGCACGGGCGCAATGCTGGTCAAGGACAAATATACACGACCTCCAGAATCAGTCTGATATTGTATTCTCCATACACTGTATTGTTGTGCTGTATCTGTAATAAAAGTAGTTTGATCAAATGGCAAGCTATCAAAGCTACCGGGCAGACCATTTTGCCCAGTCAACAACGGATCAAAAGGAGTTGTAATATCCCATCCCTGTGTAGAAGTAAAAACAATCGTGCGGCCATTTAAATTTGTTATTCCATCTATGCCATCAGGATTAGCTGCATAAAAATTGTCAATGTATTGATTATTAACTTGATCAAATTGCAAAGAAGTTGAAATAAGATCAACTGTGCCGTTGTTCAATAGCAACGGAGTCAAGTTGTAATAAAAACTCTGTGCGTCACTGAGCGGCACATCAAATGTCACAGTGCCAAGATCAATACCGTTGTTGGTCACACCCAGCACAGTTCTGCTGCTGATATTAGGAGTAGCAGGTATCTGCCCATTCACACCAGGATCGGTTTGAATCCAAAAATCATTGCCAGTACCTGGTGTTGCATCAATAATATTAAACTGTCCGCGCAGATTAAATTCTACGGGATTACAATAGTAAAGCGTGTCAGGTGCATCTTGCGGTACAGTAAATATAATTTGACCATCACTGGCACCGTTGTTTATCACTCCTTCTGTGTATACATTTACTATGCCTAAACTGGCAATAGTTTTAATATAAAAAGGAAATGCACCTGTAAGTGAAAGATTAAAATAGTAGGTATTACCCCGAACTAGTGTTAGTGTAGGATTTGATTCTTGATTAATAACATAGGCACTTGTGCCGTTGTTGGTCACACGATATGTTATGGTTTCTGTGGTATTTTGTGCCACATTGAATGTATAACTGCCGCCTTTGACCAGAGTCAGTGTGGGGTTATTTCCAGCATAGGTACTAAAAGTATAAACACCGTTGGCACGTGTCACTGTGAAATTGCCAGTGGTTGGCACACCGGTGGCGCTAACATTAACTGCTTCTGGTCCGCTTGGTAACCAAAAATATTGAGCATAGTTTACAAATTTGTCAAAATCAACAAACGGATCCCAGGTATAATAATCACTGGTATACAAATAATCAGAGTTGTCAGTGATACCACCTTGTAGTGTAATGGCATCAGTTATACCAGGATAAGTGATAGCATCAACAATTTTAGTTGAATCTGTGGGATCAATTTGTATTACACCAGGTTCTAACTGATAGTCAGTTCGACTTTTAGTAGGCTCAATTACATACTGATCATTGGCATTAACTCCAGGACCAACACGTTGTCCTATAAATCCTTGTGATTTTTTAAAATTAGGATTTTGAACCAATTGATCAAGGGTAGCAGATAAGAATTGCTTATTAACCGGAGTCTGGAATATGTCAGGTAAAAAATTTACAGTACGTGTTGTGGCCATTAAATTACTCCGCTACCAGGGGCAGTCTGTAGATTTGTACTGGTCAATGCAGTTATAACTTGTATGTCATTGACTGTGGCACCATTGACAAAAATTTGATTTGGTGCGCATCTTATTTCATATAGGTCACCAAAACTCTTTTGTGGATTGAGTGGAACCAATACCACTGAACTAACCACATCACCTATTTGTTGATGTATGTAAGCAGCCAATTCTGAAAAATAAAATGTTTGCCCAAAGTCCCATACTGCTATGTCAAAGTATGCATTCATGTTGGCCACAACTAAATTTTTGATTTCGTTAGTGCTGGCTGTACTTTGAATTGACTGTATGACTTTAATAGTTGCTCGCAATGCAGGGTCTGCTTTGCTGCCAAACAAGGGTTGGAACTGCACTGAATTCAATATCATGTTGTCAGATATCATTTTATAATTTTGCAATCCCACGTAAGCAGTGGTCAAGTCATCAATTGTGGGAGGCGACGGCAATGCCACAGTGCCTGTTGAATCATAAAGCCAATTTGTATAGGCAGTGTAATAAGCATTGGTAGCAATGTACACGTCAATGATATTGGTTGAGCCAGGATCTATTCTACTGGTCAATGGTGAATTGTGTCGATATTGGAAATACAATCCTTGGCGGCCGGTATAAGCAATAAAAGTTGTGTCTACAACCAATATACTGTTGCCTGACGAATCTACAGATAAATCGTAGAACACTTGATCTTGATAGGCGTAAAATACCTGTCCAAGATTGTACTGCGACATGGCCAGTTCAATTGCTCCAACTGTGGCATAATCACTGTTTACTGTTCCAGGAGCAACCAACAAATATCTTTGTAGATTGTCAAAATCAACTGTTTGTTGTAGGAACACCAACTTGTGATTGGGGTTAACTGCAGGGGCAACTATATCGTTGAAGAAGTCAGGGTTTATAGGAATCAAATCTCCTGGTGTGGTAGCAAAGCTGACCAACACTTGGAAATCGTCGACTAGACCGTCACTCAGTATTGGTTGGTCAATGATAGTTAAAATATTGTCGCCAGGCAATGGATAATTGCTGTCAGGTTGACTGTTAACTTTTAACACATTCACATAGTCCCTGACCACTGTACCTGTGCGTGAGTCGTAGATTGGTTGATTTGTGTAAAAGAAAAATCTTGTGTCAATCACACTACCAAAATAATAGTCCAGGCTTCTTGATACCACAGTGTAATTGGCCAGGCCTGGTGCAGTGGTAGTGCACTGTATCAACCAAGAAGCATCACTGTTGGTACCAGCAGTGCTTTGTTGATTGGCCAAACTGAATGTGGCATTGACAGCCAAATTGTTAGCAGTTATGATATACCATGTGGCAGTTATGTTGTTGTAGCCAATGCCAAAATTTTGATTTAGATAGATTTGATTAACAATACTTTGTTGGATGCTAACTGGAATGTCTGTGACAAAAACAGGAATCACTTGAGTGGGTATGGCACCAGTGGGTACAAAATTATTCAGCACCACTGGACCAACACCAGATGGAAGATTGCCATAGCCTTGTGCAGTTCCACTTAGATACACCGCGGTAGGGCTAGCCCAGATAGATAATTTATCCCCAGCCTGGCCCGGCGTGCCTACTACTATTTGATTCTCTGCATTAAAATAATATCCGCTAGGAGGAACAAATTTGACCAAACTGCTTTCAGTTATGTACTTGGCATTGTTGCTGGCATAAGTTCCAATGGGTACTGGAACTCCTGCAGAATTTTGAAAGTAGCCGGTGGTCTCATTGGTGATTACTGTGCTTTGATGCCAAGTATAATTCAACACTGACAAGTCAGGTCTTGTAAAGTTAGCATAATAAAATTGTTGCAGGCCAGCTTTTAGCAACAACGGACTGATTTGATTGTAAACCACATCTGATATATCTGGTATGGTCAACCACGAAAATTGAAATGCTGGCAATGTGTTTGCTTCATACAGTGCGCCATCAGCCGCAAATATATTTGTACTGGAGTATTTTCCAGTGCCGTCAACTAGATCAAGATATCGACTGGTTCCGATACTTGCACGATTCAGTGCCTTGCTTTTTAAAATACTGTTGTATTGCGTAAAAGGAAAATTGGTGTAATCTTCACCGTTGACCATGCGATTTTGTGTGTAGTACTGTGCTGGTGCCCGTTGTTTGATTTGTTGTAGAGTTTCACGAGCCTGCGCATTGGTCACAGGAGCAGTGATACCACAGGTAAATGTTATGGTTTCAATTTGATTGGTACGGCTAACATAACTGATTGGAATGCTAACACTTTGCATTTCCTCTGGGTTGATGATATAGGTCAGTCCGTTGCTGGCACGTACATATGTGCGGAATGTGCCCACTGGTATTGTACTGAATATGCCATCACCAAAGTTTAGTATAATTTGATCGTTGGTAGCACTGGTTATACTGTAGATATCTCTTGTGCCTGGTGCCAATTGTTCAATGGCCGCTGCATAAACACTTTGTACAATTTGCCAGTAACTGGTTATGTTTCCTACATTGTCCAATTGATACAACCAGACGTCAGTGTTGTTGATACCTTCGATATTGATATTAACCTGACGATTGGCAATGCGTTCTGGCAAGTTAAAATCTTGATTTTGCAACACACCTTGCTTGAAGTAAAAGAAAAATCCTGTGTTGGCACTTGAAAATCCCAGTTGATCATTTCTAAACAACACGTTAAACTGTCCGTTGGGCAAGGGAGGTGGTTCGTAAATGTAGTTTTGTCCACTGCTGGTAGCATTGACTGCTTCAAACGGCATGTTCACACCATCAATGGTTGCAGTGTAAGGTATCACAGGAAGATAGCCAGGCACAAGATTTATAGTGTACTCTTGAGTGTCAACTCCCAATATGACCTGATCATTTCCAGGATTACCAAATCGTTGTGTGTTGACCAAGGCGGCATTGATAATACTGGTAAATTGTTCTTGCCAGTTGAGATTACTGGGATCTGCCCAGTTCACTGTGATATTGGCAAGATTTACACCGTTATAGTCTTGAACATTTTCTGTGGTTTTGACACTGAATACTTTGAGATAGCCCGAAGCTTCTGTGTTTCGTAACGGCGAATAGCTGACCAAATTGGCTAATTTAATCACACTGTCTCGGCGTTCTGCAGTGTCTAAATAATTTTCACGTGTGTTTAGGTCAGATCTGAATGCAAGACTTTGCCCCATAAAGGCCATGACATCCAACAAGGCAATAAATTCTGATGATTCAATGTAGTCATTGAATGTTTCTGGATAGTACAAACGCAGATAGTCTACAAAACTCTTGCGTAAGGTTTCAAAATCGTAACTTTGGAAGTCAGCTTCTCGGTAGGTTTGATAGATTCTTTTCCAATCTTCAACACCAAAAATTACTGTCTGTCTCGTAGTTGTTGCCATGTCGCTTCCTATTTTTATTATTTATGGGAAAAATAAACTGGGTAGTTAAACGTAACTGGCAACTCCAGAACCTTGATCAAAAAATATTGCCAGCAACTGAGCATCTTGGCCAGCAACTGTTTTTAGTGCGAGTTGTATCAGTAAACCATTTTGTTGCGGAAATACCTGAAGTGAATCAACATACACTCTGGGATCTCCAGCAACAACTCGTTGAATTTCGTTGTAGACACTGGCCAATGATTCTTGTGTTTGATTTTCAAACAAGTTGTTCCAGAGTGTGGTACCAAAATTAGGACGTCCTACCAACTGCCCTTGCCTGATATTAAAAGCATTTAGAAGGTCTATTTTGATCAGGTCAAAGTCAACCACAGTAAATTTTTTATACTGATTGATAGTGTTAAATCCAATGAATGTGGCCATGTTGTATTTACCCGAAGAAATCGCTTACTGCACTGCTAATGTCTGCAGATGCAGTGTTTACTGCAGAGCTAATTGCTGATGTGGCTTGACCTTGAATACTGGATAATACATTTTGTGCTTGAGTTATGTTGGTTGAGGCTGCCAGTGATTTGGCAGTTGGCAATACATAAGTTGGTGTAGGAATCTTGGCACTGCCAAGAATTTTTACCACTGCTGCATCCACAGTAGAACGATTTACAGTATTGCTGAACCCTGCGGCTTGTTTGGTTTGCCCAGCCAGGCCACCGCCGCCCATGAATGCTCCAACCACACTACCCAATCCTGGTATGCTGGTCAACGATGTCAGTGAACTCAATGATCCGCCGCCAAGTATTCCTCCTAAACTGTTTAACACAGTAGGAACCAAAGAAGCGCCTCCAGTGAAAATAGCAGTACCAACTTGTATGGCGGTATTGAGATTTTTTGCATCGGTTCCGCTGATACCCAGTGCTTTTTCTGCTACACCAAGTACTGCAGGGTTTGACAACAAACTGCCAGGATCAAAGTTTGTGATTGCATCGCTGAGATTAGATCCTGCATTTTCAACAAAATTTGTTACGTTGTCGGCAGCAGCGCTGATATTGTTGCCAATATTGGTAGTCAAATTATCAATGGCCACACCAGGGTCTGACACCAAACTTGCAAAATCAGAACTTTTAGCAAGATTAGCAACTTGATCACTGACCGTAGTGTTACCGTTTACTAGATTGGTTATAGTAGAATTAATACTGTTGGTCACAGCATTGGTAACTTGATTTATACCTTTATTGATATAACTGTTGACCACCTGCGATGCCACATTGTTTCCTAGTTTTGAAGTGACATAGTTGTCTACTGCCACCGTACCAAATTTACTGGCAGTGGATATTAATCCTGCAGTGGTTCCTGTTACTATACTGTTGACTTGCCTTGTGGTATTATCTGACACAGTACCGTCTGCTCCACTGTTTATATCATTGATTGCACCGTTGATTAGTGAACTTGTTATTGCCGCTGCAGTAGATGTCAGTGCCACTGCTGGAAAATTTGACAATGCAGATTGTACCACACCTGGCACACTCAGTGCAGAATTAACAGCCAAACTTATTGCTGACACTTGCTGGAGACCAGATTGTGTGTAAATTTGCCCTTGACTAATTGAAGGTTGTGTCACTGGCGGTGTTATAACTCCTGTGGCAGTGAGCTGATTGTAGGCATTTTGCATCAATGTTGTTTGAGCAATGTTTTGAATCAAGGGACTTGATGTCATATCATTCAATGAATTGATCCCATCTTTGCCAGTCCAAACTCCTGGTGCGCTCAACACCTGTACAAAATTTCCAGGAGTTCTTTCTATGTAAGTAGCACCTACTGGGCCGTCCCAGGTTATGTAATTGGTCCAGGTAAATGTATGTCCAGTTGAGAAAATTCCATAGTACTGATAGGTACCCGGAATGGCTTGCTCATCTGGTATCACAGGAATGGTTCCTTTGTCATCAAATGTAAACGGGCCGCCATAGGTGTAACCATTGGGGTTTACGCTGTCACTTATTATACTCAAGGAATTCCATAATTCCGTAGAATCAGGTTTCAAGATCTGTGCTGCAATACCAGCAGGGCCACCAAGATTATCAATACTTAAAGTCACTGTGTATGTTCCAGCAGTTACAGCCGTGGTAAAAGTTTTGTAATCAAAGAAAGAATCATAGGAAAATGTTCCTACTCCGTCAATGATAACAGCACCAATGTTGTCTGTACTGAGTTTTATGGTATATGTTCCTGTTGTAGGAAATGTCAAATTGAATCTGTAGACATTTATGGTGACATCTTGTGCGCCACCAACCCATACTGCATAGTTGTCCATAAAAGCACACCATGTGGGATCAGTAGGAGCCTTGTACCATCCGCCCACTGCTTGCCATACAAATGTGGTTTTAGGAACTCCAGTTACAGAATAACTGGCAGTGTACCCTACTGGAAAAGTGGTAGGACCTGTTATACTTTCGTTGCCAGGAGTTATAAAATTACTGATTCCAGGTTTGAGATATCCTGCTTGTTCTAATTGGGAAGCATCAAGACCGTACTGTCCTAGTCCACCAGGGTATGTATTGGTATTAGTAATTGAAGTAAATGTGTTAGGCACAACAACTGCATTGGCTGGTTGGTTGACAAAATTTATAATTTGTGCTTGAACCGCTTGTACTTGTGAAGAACTCAGTGGCCCAATGGCAGGAGCATTGAGATTGCTACCGTTGTTGTAACCAGACCCGTCTGACACAATACCAACTACATTTCCTACATTCACAGGATTTGACAGTGCAGTGTTTATAGATGACGGTAGTTGGGCGGATATCACCGGTAATCCAGATACCACTGACAACAGTGCAATGTCGTCAACTCCAGCAGTTCCACGATCCAATCGGCTTAGTTGGAATTTGGTTATTTGTGACAGACCACTGCTGAGAGTTTGTCCAGGCAAGTAACCTACCAGACTGCCTGCTGCCACTTGCGAATAAAATACAGCATCAGCTTGCCCTTGTGTGGTGCCAGTAGGAGCTTTTAGAGTAAAACGATCTCCTGAAGCTAATGTGTAGTTGAATATGGCCATTATGGAAAGTTTATCCCAGAATCTGTGTTGAAATTATCAATGGCATCAGTGACTGCTGATGTTGCAGCATTGACAGCAGTGATACTAACATTGGCTGGCATGGCAGGAGCGCCAGGTGGTGAAGTTGGTTGCGCAGTTCCTAAATTTACACTGACTTGTACACCTTGATTGTGATAGGGATAAGGTTCGTGCGTGGGTGCTCTGGTAACTGCACTAGATAGTCCTGATGGATTTACTGTCCAGCCAGTTGAAGCATTAAACTGTACATCTGGTTGAATGTAATTGGTCAAGCCAGTGGGCGCATCAACTGGTAATGTAGGACCACCGTTGAGGAACATAATACCACCACTCAAACTCAGTGTAGCACCTGCGCCCCAACTTCCTAACGTACTACTCAATGCCAAACTGGTGCCGGCTTTGATTCCCATGGCCTTGGTAGCAAATAATGTCACACTGCCTTTGCTGGCAAGATCCAACTTGCCTTCACTTTGTACTGTGGTATAGCCTTTGCCTTTGATGTTCATTGATCCACCAGCATACATGTTTATGTCACCATCAGCATGAAAGTTTAGCGTGCCTTCGGTGCGTAGATTTATACTGTTGGTTGAGTACACATCCAGTGTGCCTTCTTGTCCCAGTTCAACCCAGGTCTGTCCATTGGCATGACAAATATAAAAACAATTGCCGTCATCACTCATGGTAATTTGGTGACCTTTGGCAGTGCGAATACGCACAAGATTATTGTTGCCGTCCGCATCACCGTCGTCCATGACCAAAGTGTGTCCGCCTCGACGGCCAATCACATTGACATCCTGAGCTTGAAGTTGCGATTGATCTTTGTCGGCGGTGACATCATCTACTCCGCCTTGATAGATTGCGCGACCCGGAGTTGATATGCCATAACAGTTGCTGGGGCTTTCTCGTTGACTGCTGGATGCAATAGGACCTCTTATGGGGTCATTGATTAGCCCTTGCTGGAACAGTGTGGCAGCCACATAGCTGTGTACTGGTTTGGGTTGATTATATACTTGAGGATTATCTGCAATTTGTGTGTTGGCAGGATTGATTTCTGTCACTGGCAAATTGGCACTGCCGTTGAAATAACTGGCTTGGGTGGAATTTTGTGTGGTGGCCTGTGATTTAGGCGCAGATCCAATGGCAGGAATCATGTGATTTAAACTGGGTTCAGGAATACATCCTATGTAATATCCTTTGGTAGGATCACCTTCTACAAATATACACAACACACTTACACCAATATCCGGTGGAGTGAACCACATACCATAACTTTGTTGATTACCTGGAGTATACCCACCAGTGCCTGCGCTGGTGCCAGACTGCGGAGTTACTCCATAAAAAGGTGGGCAGTAGCTGACTGTGCGCCAGCTGCTGGGATTGTCTGGTTGTCCAGACGCAAATTGTTCGATATAAACTTGTAGTCGTCCCTGCCGTGTTGGGTCGATGTTGTTTTTGACTACTCCTATATAAGGGCCATTTTCCGTGGGCATGCCTCCACGGTCAAATTTAAAATTACTTGCCCTGCCTGTACTTCGTGGTAGATTTTCTCCGGCCATTATGCGTCGTCCTGTGCTATTGGTTGTGAGGTATCTGTAGTATTTTGTCCTACAGTTTGATCTTGTGGTGTGTCACCATTGGTGCTGTCAACGTCTCCGTTGCTGGTCGGCGGAGCTGGTGGTGCAGATGGTTGTGTGCCTGGATTGCTTGGTGGTGTTTGACTGGTTGAATTAGGTGCGGGATTGGAATTTTGAAACTTTTGTAGGCCTGTGACCCAGGTACTGGCATCAGTGGTCAATGAATTGACCTGTCTACTGAGATTGTTCAAACTTAAATTGTTGATCACTGCGTTACCAATAATTGCAGTGGATGCAATGTTAGTTGCAGAGTCTGCACTGCCTGTTTGTGGTCGTCCATTGGCTGCGGCTGCAATGGTGTTGGTCTTGTTGTACTCAATCAAGGCACGACCTTCCAGCTCCTGCTCAAATCTTCCTTTGCTGAATGTGCTTTTGCATTTGACCGCTGTGTAGGTAATATTTTCAATGGGTTCTCCATATTGATTTTTTTGAATATTCATTGTGCCAGTGTCAAGATTGTAATCAGTGGGTCTGTTCCAACTTATGTCAAACACAATTTGTTGGCTGTCATAATTTATGCCGCCATCTGCGTTGAAAGGTTGAAAACTAAAATTGCTGGCAGGACCAATACCAGGGCCTGATTCGCCTTGTTGCATCCAGGCAGGGTCGCCCACGATTTTCAAATGACATTTGGCTTGATC